AAGTACCCAAGATCATTGACCCCCCATCCCCCGGATCGACCTTTCCAAGAAATCCAGTGTCCCACCCACAAATTGCGCAGTCAAAAACCGTTTACGTTAACTTTTGTTAACGAAAACCGTGACCTAGCGTTAACAATCCGAGCACAGCGAGGGAGGGAGATGAATCGCCGGAGGTGATTAAGCTCGTAACACTAATGTGTGCGTGAACAAAGAACCACTGTCAAGGAGCTAGCATACACTTACGGTCGATTTATGAAACTTTTTTAGCAGGGTTGTGAATAACCGTTCACGGGTGTAGTTTGTCAAAGCGTCAACAATCGTTTATAGTGTGAACATTACTTGACACTGGGGGGATCATGGCCCGACGTACAAAGAAGCCCATCTATCTGGACGAGATCACCGAGCAGACACTACGTCTTCAGAAGAAGACACTAGACCGCCTTGAACAGTGGTCAGCCAAGCTTGATGATGACCCGGAAGAGTTTGATGCCAGCTTCGCCCGCGAACTAGCCAACGTGACCCGCGCCCTCGGTGTGGTGCTGAAAGAGGCCCGTGCCATCAACAAGGAAGCCGCCGCCGCTGCAATGAAGCTATCCCCCACTGAGAAGCAAAAATTGCTGGTGGAGTATTTTGAGAAGCAGCCCTTTGAGGTTCAGCGGAATCTCTTATGGCAGATGCAGCAAATTTGTAACCAGACCCGCGTGGTGGTGAAAAAAGAATCCTAATGTCGGGGATCGGATATACGCCCGCCCGAGAAGAGGACATGCGTTTTATTCGTCATAGCTGGGTGGAGAGCTTTCGGACCTCGCACTACGCCGGAGTCATCCCAATGTCAGACTATTTTCGTATCTATCACGACATCATCCGAGATATTTCTGATCGGGATGGGGCGGAAATACTTGTGGCCTTCAACCCTCTCCATCCTGATCAGATTTTTGGATTTTGCTGTTATGAGTCCGGCTACACCATCCCCCTCCTTCATTATATCTACGTGAAGGAAGACTTCCGCCAACTTCCCTCAAAGGATGAGGCGTTCAAGAACGGCCTGGCCACCATGCTCCTGAATAAGGCCGGCATCCAACCAAAACAGCCCTTCTATTACACCTTTAAAACTGGAGTATGGGCACGCCTTTCCAAATGGGGAGGCCCCTTCTCTGGTGGAATATTTAAACCCTTGCTCGCCCGCTTCGATAAAGGTGACGCGGTGACGCACGAGCAGAACCAAGCGAAGAAGAAAACCCAACCAAAGGAAAAACAATGCGCGTAGATACCGTTAGTTTCGTTACCCGAATCCGACTACCCGATGGGAGGCATGAAACCACCATCTCCATGAAAAACAACCACCAAGAGAAATCCTACGAGGTGACGGTGGACACGAAGGCCAATATTGTGACCATCAAGTCAATTAAGGCCGACAAATGGGTGACGATTGTGCCCATGACAAACTGTGCATTCATTAACCTGGCCGAACCTCCAAAGCCAAAGCGAAAAAAGCCAGTCCACGTTGATCCAGCGCCAACAAAGCCACCAAAAACCCCCGTTCTTACCCGGAAGTCCCGGCCAAGAGTCACAGGTAAGGCAGCCGGATGAATCATACCTCGTCCATCGACATTTTTCGGGAGATCGCCAACGATGCGGCGAAATTCTCCCCCCGTCGAGACAGAGAGAAGGCATCCCAGCTTATGGGCCGCCTTTTTCACCAACAAATAGGCTTAATTGAGGATCCAGCCCGGCGAAAAACACTGCTGTGCCCGCGCAGAGCTGGAAAATCCTTCGCCGCCGCCGTTTATCTGATGGTGACGTGCCTAAACCGAACAGATGCGAACTGTTTATACGCAACCCTTACCAAAGGAAGCGCCAGGTCCATTTTATGGCCGGTTTTAAAGAAATTTGACAAAGAATTTGAGCTTGGATGTCACTTTCATAACACACAACTCGTTTGTACCTTTCCCGGTGGAAATCGGCGCATTTTCCTCACCGGGGCAGAATCCAGGGCGGAAATTGACAAATTAAGGGGCCAACCCTACGACCTCGCCATTATCGACGAGTGTAAGTCATTCCCAAGTGATGTTTTAACAGAATTAGCCCGTGAGGTTATCGGACCAGCCCTGAATGATACGATGGGAAGCCTGGTTTTAATGGGAACCCCCGGAAGTGTCCTGGCCGGTGTATTTTACGACACAACAAAAACGGACTCTCCTCTTAGTAGACGCTATGTAGATCGGGAGAAGAAACCAGCCAGAATGTGGAGTAGCCATTCCTGGTCCATCAGCGACAACATCGCCCAGCCCCACCTTTGGGGTGCGTGTATGGCCGACAAGGAAAGCTACGGGTGGAGTGATGAAAACCCGATCTGGCAACGTGAGTATTTAGGCAAGTGGGTGAGCGATGATGATGCGTTTGTCTATAAGTTTGAGCCCGGCCGGAATCTATGGGAGAAGGACCCCGAATCATCGAACGAGTTTGGTTTGCCCGATGAGCACGAATGGAAATACCTTATGGGGTGTGACCTGGGGTATGACGATCCGTTTGCCTTGGTGGTGGTAGCCTACGCGGAAACTTCAGATACGCTTTACCAGATTTACGACTTCAAACAAGCCAATATGACCGTCGGTGATGTTGCGCGGGTCATCTCAGAAACTAAGAAAATTTTCGGGGAGTTTGAAGTGATGGTGGGTGATAGGGGCGGCCTGGGTAAGATGGTCCTGGCCGAGTTGAGCGAGCGCTATGAGCTGCATATCGAGGCCGCCGAAAAGGCCGAGAAAAGAGATTACATTGAGCTTCTCAATTCCGACATGATGGAGGGAAGGATCAAGATCTTAGAGGACTCCGAGTTAGCCCAGGAAATGAGCTTCCTCGTTTGGGACTCCCACGGCCAGAAGGAAGACCGGGCCTGTGCAAACCATGTTTGTGACTCCTTTCTCTATACCTGGCGCTATAGCTTTCATAATTTTTCCCGCGCCCTCAAGCGCCCACCACCCCCGAACAGTCGGGCATACTGGGACGAAAAAATGAAGGAAGAGCGTGAGGCAATTTACGACCGCAAGAAGCGGCAAAGAAGTGTTGATTACTTCCAGACACTAGAAAGCCAGGCGGTGGATGACCTGGCGTTTGAGGACCCATGGCAAAACCTAACCTAGTAGAGATGAAGCAATTAATCGCAGTGATGCGTGATAACGGTGTGCTCCACCTAAAGCAAGGCGATATGGAGGTAACCCTTCATCCGTCAGCACTAAAGATTGATCTTGAAGAGGTGAACATAGAAGCATCCGGGCGGCCTGTTCGATATCAGAACGATTATGACAACCCAATGTTGTACCCCGATGGTGTGGATCCCGTAGCCGAACAACGTGAATGGCTAAAGGTTCAGGAGGCGGCTAAACAATGACCGATAATTTCTGGTGGGAAGAGCCCGAAGAAACAATGCATGAGGCGGTAATTGCCCATGTGGAATCTCTTGAGGAAATGCAAAAGTATATCCACGAGATGAACATACGGAATGCCCGACTTTATTCCAACGTCGATCTTTTGGGCCTGGATTGGACGTTAACCCAGCGCGATTATTCGCGTAAAAGTTTAGGCCGGGTTACAGAGAATTTAATCCAGTCCGTGGTCGATACCGCAACCAGTATCATTGCTGGAAACCGGGCCCGTGTAACGTTCCAGACTGATGGGGCCGAGTTTTCCGTCCAGCGCCGCGCACGACTATTAGAGAAATGGGTAGAGGGGAAGTTTGACGAAACGAACTTTCACCGCGAAGCGACCCGCGCTTTTCGGGATGCCGTTATTTTTGGCACCGGAGCCCTGAAGATCTACGAACATAACGGTGATGTTCGGTGTGAGCGTGTCCTGATTGATGAGATCAAAGTGGATGAGATGGAGTGTCGCTCTAGTGAGCCGCGCCAGCTTCATCAGGTCAAGTTTATTGACAAGGAAGTCCTTAAGGCCGAGTTCCCAGACTTCACGAAGGAGATTGAAGAGTCTACCCGTGAGAGCGCGAGGAGTAGTGGTGCCTATCGAAGTATTGACCCGAACACGGCTGTTTGTGTTGAGAGCTACCACCTACCGAGTGGGCCAGACGAAAAAGACGGTAAGCGGGTCATTTGCATCGATGGGGCTACCCTCGTATCGGAGGAATGGACGAATGACTACTTCCCGTTCATATTCTACCGATGGAGTGAACCGGTATGCGGGTTTTACGGCCAAGGGCTGGCCGAGCAACTTACCGGAATTCAGCTTAGGATCAATCAACTCAATCATTTTATCCAAAAAGCCCAGGATTTAATCGCTGTTCCGAGGGTTTTTGTAGATATCGCATCGAAAAACCTCAAGATGCAGATCAATAACGAGATCGGCGCGATCATCCCTTATCGAGGAAAGCCACCTGTATTCCATACAGCTCAGGCGGTTTCTCCGGAGATCTACAACTACAAAGAAAGCCTTTGGAGACGAGGCTTCGAGATCGCTGGAATCTCACAACTTGCGGCAACATCAAGAAAACCAGCCGGGCTAGAGAGCGCGGTGGCGTTGCGGGAATATAACGACATAAATGCGCAAAGGTTCGCCTACAACGCGCAAGAGTTTGAGCGCATTGCGCCGTTAGCAGCCGAGCGCTATATCGATATCGCCAGGGCCGTCCATGAAGACGGCGGAGAATGTAAAAGCGTATTTCACGCGAAAAAACTGGTAGAGAAGATTTGTTTCAAAGAAGCGAAGATCCACGATGGAACCTACAAGATTCGCTTAGAGCCCGCCAGCATTCTAAGCAGAACCCCGGCGGGTCGTTCTCAGCAGGTTGTGGAGTGGTCCCAGGCGGGAATCATCGACACCGATGAAGCGCGGCGTTTACTGAACCACCCAGATCTTGAAAGAACGGCCGATATTGTCAACGCAGCCATCGAAGACATCGAAGCGACGATTGAGGACTTACTAGATGGAAAGTACCACCCCCCGGAGCCCTACCAGGACCTAACGATGGGAATAAAGCGGGTGCAACTCGCTTACCTAAAGGCCCGGCGGGAAGGTGCCCCCGAAGACATTCTCGAAGATATGCGCCGATGGATCGAATCAGCCGACTATGAGCTGAAGATGATCGCCCAATTGGCGCAGCAAGAGATGATGCAAGCCCAGATGATGATGCAACCGCCGGCATCTCCCCCGATGACCGGAGGCCCCGCCCCAGGAGGCCCCCCGGCGGCGGCATTGTCACCACAGACACAACTTTTGAAGCCATCAGGAATCCCAGGATAAAGGAAGGAAGAAATGTCCGAACAAACAGAAGCTGAAACTCTAGCAACCGACGAAAGCCGAATCCAGGCCGCCATTCAGGTATTCGAGCCCGAAAAGCAAGCCGAGGAGGTGGCAGAAGCTGAAACCCAGGAAGAGCCCGCAGAAGTTGAAGCGGTTTCCGCCGAACATCCAGGCGAAGGAGAAGAGGATGATGACCAACCAGTAACCCCAGGGGAAGAGAATATCCTAGAGTCGTCGAAACTGGCATCGCTCGCCAGAAGAGAACGGCATGCCAGAGAACAATCAAAAGAACGTGAAGACAAACTCACAAAGAGGGAGCAGGAACTCGATGCGCGCATAAAGAAAGCCGAAGAACTTGAAAACCAGCTTGCGCGCATAAAAAGAGATTTTGCCTACGACCCAGTTGCGGCATTGAAGGAACTGGGAATCGAGAAGGGTTACGCCGATGCGGCCAGCGCACTCTATGATGAAGAGCTGGGCGAAGACGCACCGGCAGAGCATCGCTCGCAAAGGGAAATCCGCGCCTTGCGGGACCGCCTTCAAAGGTTCGAGGAAGAACAGAAGGCTGGCGAGGAGCGGAAAAAGAAAGAGATGAAGGAGGCCGAGGTGGCCAACTTCCAGAAACAATACATCGGGGAGATGGAAACGTACATGAAGACCGTCCCCGAAGAACTACCCTATGCGAAAGCACTATTTGAAGAAAACGCAGGGGATGCGATTCAGGCTATGTACTCCATAGCCTATCAAGTTGCCGTGGAAGACCCCAACGCAATCTTACCGACAGCGGAGCAACTTGCCGAAGCTTTAAACACGAACTTAGAGGTAACCCTCGCGCCAGTGATCAATAGAATCTTAGATGCGCGAACCAAAACCCCAGAAGCTGAAACCCAGGCCGAAGAGATACCAAGGCAAAAAAAGACACTACGCAATTCGCAATCTAGGAGAACAACACAACAATCACCCGCGCAAACAGAGGAAGAGCGCATTAAGCGAGCCCTTCAGGCGTTAGGGTAAGGAGAATTAGAAAATGGCACAGAATGCATTAGGACAAACTGAATTCGATGCGATGCTCAAGGAATTATATCCCGCAGGCGTCCCTGAAAACGTAGCCGCAAAGGCTCACCCCTTCATGAGTATGGTCAAGAAAGTTGACGACTTTGAAGGTGACAATCTTGTAGTGCCCGTTTACTACGGCAACCCAGCAGGTCGTTCTGCTACCTTCGCAACCGCTCAAGCCAATGCGCGTAATAGCTCTTCGGTTAAATGGAACATTACCCAAGCGTCGGATTACGCTGTAATCTTGGTTGAAGCGATTACTCTTCGAGCATCGAGATCTAATCGCGGCGCATTTGTAAATGCTCGCAAGACTGAAATCGATATGATGCTTGCACAACTCGGTAACTCAGCGGCACACGCATTGTATCGCAGTGGTTATGGTGCTCTCGGTATTACGGCAAGTGACCCTGGAACCGGAACGACCATCACCCTCACCGACGCAGACGACAGCCGCAACTTCAGCGTTGGCCAATACATCGTATTTGCTGATGCTATCGATGGTACGACTCCGAGGTCTGGACAGGCAGAACTTCGAGTAACCGCAGTGGATGAAGCTGCAGGAACCTTAACCGTTCACACGGCTTGTTCTGCTGGTGGTACTGGCATTGATGCTGGTGACTACATCTTCACCTCTGGTGATCAGACCGCAGCCGCATCTCTCGGTGTTACTAAGATGATGGGTCTTGCTGGATGGCTTCCACTGACTACGCCTTCGGCTACCTTGTTTTTCGGTGTTGACCGAACCGCCCACCCAACTCGCTTGGCTGGACATCGCCTTGACGCAACCGGGAACAGCATCGAAGAGAATATCTTAACGCTTTCCGAAAGCATCGTTCGCTCCGGTGGACGACCAGACAAATGCTTCATTTCTCATGGCAACTTTAACAACTTAATCAAAGGTCTTGGAACCAAGGTTGAGTATCAAGGTGCAGGCGGAAAAGCAGATGTTGGTTTTGGTGGAGTTCAGATTCACACCTCAGCTGGTCCCGTAATGGTACACCCAGACCCGGACTGCCCTTCCAATCGTGGATATGTCTTACAGATGAATACATGGCAACTTCATCACTTGGATGCATTCCCACACATTGATACCCTTGACGGTAACAGCGCTCTTCGTCAGTCTGCAGCAGACGGCATTGAAGTTCGCGCTCGTTACTGGGCTAACTTGGCGTGCATTGCTCCAGGGTGGAACGGCGTTTTCGCCATCTAATAACTAAAGGAGGCAATTATGTCTAAAACAACTCTTTATGAGGTTAATGCAGATGGAAAGGGGCTCGTTATCATAACGGGGCGCTTTGCTCACCCGACCACTGTTGCGTCAGGGAACGGGTTTACTGTTGTGGACCATGCTACTGCGGGCCGATACGACATTACTTTTGACGACCAATACAGCGGGTTTATTTCCTGTGTTGCCGGAGTCGAGGGCGATACGGCAGCGGACGTTGATGGTTGGACGGTGGCAACGGGTAATTATACGGCGGGCGCAAACCCAACGTTAACGGTTATGGTGTACCCATCGTACGATGCGGCAAACCCAACCGCCGATGACTTAGCGGCAGACTGCTATGTCAACTTTATTGCGGTGTTTCGTAACACATCGGTGACAACCTAATGCCGAAAGGCGCTGGAATGTTAGCTTTACTAATCGGGGGCAAAAAGCCCCCGGCTAGTTTGCTAAAAAAGAAGACAAAACCCAAAGGTACAGGGCGGGATGATCTGAAGGCAGCCGCGAGAGATTTCGCGAATGCGAAGAATGACGATGAGCGAGTGGATGCACTTTTATCGTTTCAAGAACTATCCCGCGATTACAACAGAGACTAGGAGAGCGAGATGGCCCGGACTTTTACGCTTGCACAGCTCAGAACTAAGGCACGAGAACGCAGCGATATGGTGAACTCATCATTCGTTACTGATAGCGAATTGAACGGGTACATCTCGGCATCCTATGCAGAGCTTTATGATCTCCTGGTTCAGTCAGGGCTGATCTATTTCACCCCGACTACACAGACGATTACGGGTAGCGGATCTGAAACCTACGCGCTTCCGGCCGATTACTACGGAACAATACGGGTAGACCGGCTATCAGGGTCGGACTATCTTCCGCTAACTGAGTACATGATCATGGAGCGGCATAGTTTCGAGAACTCATCGGGTGATGCCACGGTGTATTCCCCACAGGGATCAAACATATCGCTCCTTCCGGCCCCTTCGGGTGGGACCTACCGGCATATCTACATCCCGGCCCCTTCTAACCTGTCTAGTGACTCGGATACGGTTGACGGAGTGTCAGGGTGGGAGGAATTTATCGTTGTGGACGCGGCGAAAAAGATGCTCCAGAAGGAAGAGTCATCTACAGCCGCCATCGAGCGCGATCTGGAGCGTATTCGTGCCCGCATTGAGGAGATGGTTCAAAACAGAGCATGGTCAACTCCGCGCCGGGTTGTTGATGTTCGGGGCGCGGGTTCGAGGCCGGGTGACTGGTGGAGGCGTGCGGACACATTATGAAGAAAGTAGCGAAAATATGGTCACAAAAAGCGGATCTAACCCAGGCCGTTGAACCTGTTGTAGACCGCTTTAATGAGATGGTTGATGTTCCTATCCTTCAGGGCAGGCTCTTGGAGGATATAAGTGTCAAGGAAGGCACGACAGCAAGGATCCGTCATGGTTTAGGTAGGAAGTTGCGCGGGTGGGTTGTCGTTCGTCGAAATGCAACGGCGGGGGTCTTCTCCGATCAGCAGGTCGATAACAAAAAAGAGGATCAGGAGCTGTGGCTTATGTTGACTACAGGATCAACGACCGCCACATACACAGTAAGCCTATGGGTTTTTTAGGAGGGCATAGATGCCAGGAGTAGCAATTACGAGCACATTACCGACAGTGGGATCAACCGTTGGCCCTACCTGGGCATCAGACCTGATCTCGTGGTGCAACGAGGTAGAGGCGGACCTGGAGGCGGCGGTCGTTCCGAGTGAGATTACGGTAAACCAGGATTTTGCGTTTAGTAACTATAAGGCGACGGGTCTGGGTGGTGTTAGGTTTACACCAAACACAAGTGGGGCATCATCCGGCGCATCGAACTCCTCTATGCTGGAAGTGGCAGGTGATGACCTGTACTTTGTTGATGCGAACGGTACATCTATCCAGATCACCTCTGGCGGTGCGGTGAATGTTTTATCGACGGGCGGAATTGGCGGAGATTATCCCTCGTCGGCCGCCTCTGTTACCTACTCCAACTCGAATGACTTGTATACCTTCTCTGATGATGCAACCCCAGCAAAACCCGCAAAAATGAATTGTGGCCAGATCCAGTTAAGGTATGAGAGCGCATCGTCTAATGCGGTTACGATAAAAGCCCCCTCTGGCGTTGCAACATACAACATAATTATGCCGACAGATAAGGGGACGGGTAATCAGGTGATTGCCGGAACTACAGCCGGAAGTGACTTAACCCTCGCGCCTACCAGTACAGTGACGGGGCAGATAAGTTTTACCGGCGGTATTATTGTGAAGGGTTCAAGCCCTGGTAACACAGCGATTACACACTTTGAGGAACAGGGAACATCATGGCCCACCGGGGCCTCGACCACCGGTCTGGGCTGGACTCCAGTCATTGAGATTGACACGCTTTCAGCAAGTGACCTGATCTATGATCAGCGGGTTGGGCTTATTCAGAAGATTGGCCAATGGGTCACAGTAACGTGCAATATCGAGTTTTATCAAAACTCTGGGAGCACCCTAACCGATAAGTCTTTTAAAGTAACCGGGCTTCCATACCGGGCAGATTCGGGCGGGGTAGCTGGGCTAAATAGCTATATTATCGGAATGGGTTCATGTGCGGCGTTTCCTCACAGTGACACGATTGCAACACCTGGATCGGGTGGCATTTCGCATGCCGTGGTCCCCGTGATCTTTGCATACGATAACCAGGTGCATTTCATGAAGGGCGCAATGCAGTACGGCCAGGGGGCATCAGCTAGAAACGATTACCCAGCATCTCCGGCGGCTGGCGCAACAAACGCGCTTCCGGTGACGATTGACAGCGGTACGGCCTACAGGACCAACGTGGCCTTCACTATAACCTATAAGGCGAATGCGTGATCCATGGCAATGAAGTGGCAAAATATTTCGTTACCGATAGGCCAGGGGCTGGATACTAAAACAGACCCCAAGGCACTGCCACCGACGAAACTCGCCAACCTGGAGAACGGGGTGTTTACGAAGGGCGGTTCTATTGTAAAGAGAAACGGGTACACCAAGATGTCTAATGACATTATGGCCTCCACATCAGCCCCGACTTCCGCCCGTGCGCTTCATACAGTTGACAATGAACTCTTACTCGTAGATGACGAGCGGTTGATGAGTTACGCCCCTGCCGAAGAGAAGTGGGTAGATCGCGGCCGGTTTAAATCGGTGGTTATTGACACGGAGACGGTTGCGGAAACCGACGAAAAGCAGGGGCTCGCAGATTGCGCCACAGTTGACGGGGTGACGGTTTACGCATGGGAACAGAACAATTCCGCGATAAACATCGCAATCCTCAACGAGGATACAGGCACAGTCTATTTTGATGGGGTCTTCCATGCAAGCATGGGTCGCCCGAGGGTAATAGCGGCCGGGTCGTTTATTCATGTCTATGGTATCCGTGACGGCCTGATTGTAAGGACGATTATTTCTCCGGCAAATGTCGAGAAGGTAATAAGGGACGGTTTCACCCAGACAACTATAGTTTCAGATCTGGATATGACCCCCTACTTTTACGACGTATGTGCGAGCGGGGATTCTGTGTATGTTGCCTACCGCACAACCCACGGAAGCCTACAGCTAAAGATCGGGCGCTACACATCAGCAGGTGTGTCGGTCAGTGACCAGGATTTTGTGGAAGACCCGGCCAATGCGTTGACAGTTACGGCGGAGCCCAATACCGGGAATGTTGTTATGGTGTGGCACAACGACAGTGAGGGGGTTAAGTCGATGATTATCGAAGGGGCGACCCTTCAGACGCTCTTTCTTGAGGTGCTAGATCCCGTTGCCACGGCCCCGGATGTTGTAAACATTGCGTGTGCATTCAAGCGCGACCCATTTGAACGGCCGTTTGTGCGTGTTCTTGATCTCCTGGCGAGTGATGGCCGGTATGCGTCAATAACAACAGGCACGACCACCGATGCGTTGGCGATCTATGATGACATAACCATTGAATGCTGGGTAAAATTTAAATCCCTTCCAACCAGCGGCAACAAAATGACATTTGTCGCAAGGGATGAAAACGGGACAGGGACCAAAGGGTATTATTTTCGCTATGTAGACGGATCCCCGGATACACTACAGTTTGGTTGCCGCGACTCGGCCGGTAATTACGTGACGGCCTCCACTAGCTTCACGGCAGTTGTTGGGACGTGGTATCACCTGGCGGTTGTCCACGACAAGTCAGCCGGGGATGTTCAGTTTTACAAAGACGGTGCTGCGTTGGGTTCGCTAATTACAGGTCTAGCAACAACAACATCCGAGGCATCAGCGGCCGACTTTCGCATCGGAAGCGAGAATGGAACACACACTAATTACTTTGACGGACAGATATCCGAAGTAAGGGTGTGGGATGTCGAGCGAACAGCCGCCGAAATCTTAGACAACGCTTACAAGGAAATAACAACAACGCAGACAAACCTAAAGGGGTACTGGCGCTTAAACGGGGACTTCACGGACAGCTCTGGCAATAACATGACCCTAACGAATAATACCAGCCTATCTCCAATAGAGAAGGCGTTTGTCGATGGTGTTACGGCCGACTTTCCAACTACCCTGTTTACGGCAGCGGAAACGGAGCAACTTGCCGAAGACTATCCCCTACATGTATTTTACGAAACAAACGTATCAGATGATTACAATCACTTTGTACGGATGGCGGTATTTACAAACCTGGGGACCGTGTTGACGGGTGTCCCTTTTAAGATTCACGCTGGTCTGGCATCGAAAGCATGGTCAGATGCGAATGACGTGCATGTTAATTTAGTACATGCCTCAACGCTCCAGACAACATATTACACATATATGGATGACGGGACGCTTATCGCTAAGATGGAGCCCGGAATGGCGCGTGGCCTGGTGACAGAGAAGCACCTTCCAGGTGTGCAGGATCTGGGTGGCGGTGTCCATCAGTGGGTGGGTGGGTACCGGAAGCGCATCGATACGACGGATGCGGATCTAGCAGGAACTGCCACGAGTACGTTAGTGGCAATCTATGAAGCGCCGGGGCTCAAGAGGTTTCGCATGAAACATCAGTCTCCCCAGGCGCATGAAATGGTCCAGGTTGGGAGAACGGCTTACTTCAATGGCGGGCAGGTTTGGCAGTATGACGGAAAGCAGGTTGTGGAGGCGGGTCTTCATAACTATCCGGAGGACTTCTCCGTAGTTGTTGGCGGATCTGGCGGGGCCTTGGAGTATGGCGGCAGCAACAAAACCTATTTTTACAAAGTGTATCTGTGCTGGACAAACGCAAACGGTGAAAAGGAGCGCTCAACAACCGCCGCATCAATCAAGACCAACACCACCGGGGCGAATCAAGAGGCAACTCTAACGATTCAGACAATCGAGCACACGAACAAGACGAATACTTATTTTGAGGTTTATCGAACGGAACACACACCGGGCGCGAACAGTCCGTTTTACAAGGTGTCCGGGGATGACCCGGCGACTACTACGGGTGATAATTGTTTTATCCCGAATATTACACTTTCTGGTTCCACGATTGACAATGAAGTGACCTTCGTTGATTCGCTTGCCGACTCCGTGATCATTGGGAAAGAGGTCGATTACCTCAATTCTGGCGAGCTAGACAATATCCCGCCCCCGGCTGCATCTATCATCGCGGAAGGGAAAGACCGGATCTGGCTGGCGGGGTTTGAGGATACTTCGCAAATACAGTATTCAAAGCAGCACTTCGCAGGTAGGGCTGTGGATTTTCACGATGGTCTAAGGTTAACAATACCCGAGGACGGCGGCGCGATCACTGGCCTTCGCACTATGAACAATAACCTTATTGTTTTTAAGGAGCGGGCAATCTATGCCATTCCAGGCGACGGACCAAATAATTTAGGCTTTGGCCAGTTTGGCGCGGTGCAACTTATCTCTAATGACGTTGGTTGTAGGAGTCAGAAAAGCATTGTTTCGATGCCGCTTGGAATGATGTTTCAATCCAACAAGGGAATTTATATTCTCACGAAGCAGTATCAGGTTGGGTATATCGGCGCAGAGGTTGAGGCATACAACGATGCAACAGTAACCAGGGCGGCCGTAGCGCCAGACCGGAACCAGGTGGTGTTTTTGTCATCGGATAACCGGGCGCTTTTGTATGATTACCACTTCAAGCAGTGGTCAACCTTCACCAACCACCAGGGCACATCAGCAACGTACTGGAACGATCTCCTATGCTACGGTCGTGTAGGCGGGGAAGTCTATAAAGAATCTACCACCGACTTTAGTGATGCGGGTGCGCGGGTACAGTTGAAGCTTGAAACCTCCTGGGTATCCCTAAACACATTGCAGGGCTTTCAGCGGGTACGAAGGGCGATGGTCTTGGGTGAATTCAAGTCTAACCATCGGCTTGCTCTGGATGTTTCTTACGACTATGAGCCCTTAAAGAGACGGCTGGTTTTCGAGCCTACTGCCCCCACTGTATTCGGGGATCCGCAGCCGGACGAACTTGGTGATGGCACTCCGTTCGGTAGCGGAACAACCACCACGGAGATGGAAACGCAGACCTACCAATTTCGGGCGCATCTACCAAAGCAGAAATGCCAGAGTGTTAAGTTTTACTTTGAAGATCATGCCAGAGTGGGGGGTTACCTCGGTGAAGGCTATGAGGTTACAGAATTAATGTTGGAAGTCGGAACCAAGCGCGGCACGTTTAAGGCCGCAGATTCAAGGAGTGTATAAGATGAGCGTATTCGGGTTTGGTGGAGCTACAGGCAGGGGGATGGGCCGTCCAACCCATGAAGAGCTGGCTAATGCCAGGGGAGGAACAAGCCTTTGGGGCTGGCTAACAGATAAGGAAAAGGTGGAACCGGAGCTTATGGAGGGCCAGAGCGGGCGTGTAGGTCGTCAGCTTGGTCTGGGTCAGGCCGACGCACTTCAGATGGACAGACCTGGCGGCATTGGCATGATGGAGAATTATGCCGCAGAGTTGGCCAGAAGGCAGGCGAGTGTTGGCGAGCGCGCTCGTATTGGGGCCGCCCAGAGCGCCGAGCAAGCGGCCAAACAAAGAAGGGGTGCCATGCTTTTAGGTGGTGGTCCTGGTGCGGCGAGAGCCGCGCAGCAAGACATCGGGATGATTCGCCAGGAGCAAGGTCGGGACGAAATTACCCGAAGGCTGCAAGAGCAACAAATGCTTGATCAGATGCGAGCGCAACAAATGCAAGCAATGACCGGGGCACAGCAGCGCTTTGGCGAGGTAAACCTCGGAGCCGGGCAGGCACAGAGAGATCTTTATGCCAGAATGCTAGGACTAGAGCAGCAAGGTGAAATGTTCCAAGCCAGCCAGCGAGCAGCAGCCCGTAACCTGGAGATGCAACAAGAAGCACCCTGGGAGAAGCTAGCAAGAGTAGGCATCGGCGTCGGGTCACTTTTTGCGTAGGAATAGGAGATCCTAATGGCATTTGAAGATGAACTACCCACCACCCCAGGGATGGAAGAATACCTAGCGGAGATCAGAGAAAGAGATCGCCAGGAGGAGGTGCGATCACAGGAAGCACTAGAGGAACTAGATGCTTTGGGTGGCCAGGGGAGTGACGCGGAAGTCGCCCGCCGCAGCATGAACCCGAACCCAGTTTTAGGTAGCCGCGAATATGAGGCTGCGGTGGCGGAACTTATTGCCAGCGGGGCATCTCCTGAAAGGCCAGGGTTCCAGGGCACACCGGGACAGATGGGCGGCCAGCGTCCGGAGCTTTCACTCGGTGATACAGGCTTGCAGGATCCAACGGTCGGCTTTGGCCAAGCTGGCGGTTTCGGCATACAACAACCCGGAGCACCAGCCCAGCCCGCGCCAGCCGAAGAGGAGCCGGGCATTCCTTCAATAACCGATAAGGATTACACGCCGAGCAGGAAATACAAAGGGCGGTACAGGGCCGAGAAGGAATCGGCAGACATTGCGGCCCAACAGAGGGCCGACATAGCAAGGACCCAAAAGGGGTTTCACGTATCAGAAGCAAGAGAACGCCTTGCGGTGAAGCAGGAGGCAGCTAAGCGGGATGCGGCCTACCTGAAAGAGCGGGCGCAAGTTGATGAGGCGGCCGATAAGATGGCCCGAGAAGGTATGGCAAAGCGCCAGGCCATGCTGGACGATATTAACAACACAAAAATCGATACTGATTACTTCGGAAAAAGCGATGTCGGCGGAAAGATAGGGATGGTTCTCATGGCCGCCCTGGGTGGGTTGGTTCAACGCCGGGGTGAGCAAAACCAAGGTGTAGCCCTAATCCAGAAGATGATCGACCGGGACATCCGAGTACAGCAGGCGAACCTTGCCAAGAAGAAGTGGGCGGCTGGTCAGCAGGTAGGTATTTATCAGGACTCCCTTCAAATTGAGAGGGACAAGGGCAAGGCCATGGATATGGCGCACGCCCGCTATTGGACAGTTGTAGGCAATAAGATCGACGCCATAAAGTCAAAGTATGGCGATAAAGCGAAGGCAGCAGGGTTTGATTTGTTAGCAATTCAGGCCAGAGAAAAACGCGATGCGGCCCTTCTCAAGATTAAAGGCCAAGAGCAGCGTGAGGGTGTAGCCTGGTACAACGCAAAAACGAGCCGTCTTGCACAAGAGAGCGCAGAAGCCAAATGGAGGGCGGAGCTAGAGTTTCGGAAAGACGCAACGGAGAAAGCAGCAAAGGCAGCCAGACGGCAGTCAGTCGAGGAGGCGGTCCAGTCCGGGTTTAAGGTTACCAGAGGCCCGCAAACTGAGTTGTTTTCGGGACCCAAATACCGGCATCAGGTGATAGGCCCGGATGGTAAGCCCGTAGTGGGTAAGGACGGTAAGCCTGTATGGGGTAGACCGAAGGCGGTAACCATCGGCCGGGTTAACCCTGCCCATGACAAGACACTCCAGAGGGAGACACACCAAAATGTTCTTGCACGAACGGCCGTACTCCAATCGCTGGCGGATTTTGAAAGAGCGATAAGGGAAAAAACCCGTGTTAATCCAAAGTGGTGGCAGAGCGCAGATGAGCGCGCATTGGTCCAGAAACACCTGAACCTCGCAGTAAGGCAAATGCACTCGCTTTCGGGCGCGCAAACGACCGACAAGGAATTTTTGCGGTGGGCCGATGGCATCATAACCGGACCAAACAAGTGGTACGAGTTTCTTAAGGGTAGCCCGCTGAAGGCGCTCAGAAGCTACAAAGAGGGGGTCTACCGAGAGCACCGAAACCAGATCCGTGCCGGAATGATCGATATTGACGAGCATTGGTTTGATAACATGGAGGAGTTTTATAACCCCACAATCAACCGGGTATCATCGAAACAGGTTGGCCCTTACGCCGGTGTGTTAAAAGCAATCGAGAGCGGTGATCCGGGCGAGGCCGAGGTGGCTATAAACAAACTCCTTAAGGGAACGGAGAAATCAGTTCTCGCGGGCACGCAAACGGAGGGAATGGACCGAGAAACCACCTTCGACGGAGTGAATCAATTAATCGAAGCCATCGATGAGCGGGTACAACAGCCTGCATGGCAGCCCCCAAGAGGGAAGATGCCGACAGGCTTAAAGGGAAAAGGGGAGAGAGCGCCGGGCACCGACATGACAAAGCGCAAGGCGTGGCAGATGAAAATGGGGAAGACTGTTGCACTCTACAAGAAACGGGCACGCTTGGCAGGTGTGGCGCAGGGGTACAGGGATTCATTCAAAAAGCCATGGGCAGAGCATGAGGGACATAGCACCTGGCCAGAGGGCTACGCGCCTGAATGGATGAACAAGAAACAGAGGCAGGAGGTGGAGAAGGCATTTATTTCCGGCCAGAAGAACTGGAGTAAGATATACAGAAGAACACGCGAAACGCAGAAGAGAGCAGCCCGGCGGATGCGTATGCGAGGGCGGGCAATATAGGGGTTTCTATGTCACGTTTTCATGAGGCAATAACAGGGAACACCCTAATAAACCAGCAAACTGGTGAAAGGAAATGGTTTCCTCAGTCCCAGTTAAAGGATGCGATTCAGTCGGGTCTATGGCAGGGAGAGCGCGGTGATCCAATGCTTGTTGTCGATGACCGGGGCAAGACAAGGACAATCGACGCGGCCGATGCTGGCGCAGCCTTTGGCCGCCAGATCGGGATGGCCCCCGAATCGCTAGCGCATATTCGTCACAGGGAGGAGCAATCTGGATTAGAGGCAGAGTATGGTGATGGGTTCTGGTCTACCGGAAGAGCCTTACTCGAAGGGGCTGGCCGAGGTGTCACCTTCGGGCTTTCAGACGTGGTTCTGGAAGCGATGGGTGTTGACGAAGAAGGTCTTCGTGAGCGAAAGCGATGGAATCCATACGCGGCCACTGTCGGAGAGATCGGTGGCTTTGTGGGAACCGCCATCGCAACGGGCGGAACATCGATGTTTGCCAAGGGCGGCGCAGCCGCAGCCAAGACAGGTATGGCGGCAAAGATCGCAGGCGCAACCCCGGCGGGATTAGCTTTCCGTGGCTCGATGGGCGCAGGCCGGGCAGTTGTCCCTGTAGGGGAATTTATCGCAGGCGGAACACTTCGCGGTGCTGGTGCTTCTACCGGACTTCGGGCGGTTGCTGGCAGGGCAATTCCGTGGACAGTCCAGAGCACCATCGAAGCAGCAGCCTACGGTGCTGGCCAGGGAATGTCAACCCTCAGTCTATCCGGCGACCCGATGACATCGGAGGCCCTTTGGTCAGAGATGAAGGCGGGCGCATGGTCTGGCGCTAAGTGGGGGGCCGCGTTTGGTGGCGGTCTATCAATGCTTGGCGACGGGCACAAGGCATTTAAGAATTGGCGAGAGAGCCGGGCCGTGAGGGCCGCCGATGAGATGGATGCTGTGATCCGGGCAGAGTCTGATGCGTGGATGGGGAAGGAAGTCGCAAAGACTGAATCCCGAGCCAGGAAGGCAGATCTTCGGAGAGCAGAGCGCGAAGTAAAGGCGGCCGAGCGAAATTACGAGAAGATTGTAGCCGACAAGAACAAAGAGGTTTTGGGCGCGGAAAAGGAAGTCCAGGTTACGCTAGGAAAGCAGGCCGACATACTAGAGAAGCGCGGAAAAGAAGTTCGTGCAAAAGAGGCCGCCCTACTAAAAGCAGACGAGGCGGTCAAAAAGGCGCAGCGAGCAGAGCAGAAAGCAGAGACGCGATTCAGTAAGGCAGTAAATGCGTCGATAGTTCGCCAGCGAAAAAAGCAATTAAAGGAGGCGAAGCGAAAGGCTAAGGATGCGGCAAGGGAGCAGAGGGCCGCTGAAGACAAGTTTACCAGCCAGGTGGCAACCTTCAACAAGGAGCTTGAAGGACTTCTTTACAAGCCAAGCAACTTTAACGCCAACCTCTTTGCGTTGTTTCAGAATGGAACAAAGTGGAAGAGCGAGGGGTTTAAGATCCAGCAAAACCTTCCCGTTAATGTAGGGACGACAGGGGTAAAGCTATGGGACAACATGACGCAGGGCCTTCAAAGAACAACGACAGATCTTAATAGCGCATGGAACACGTTCCGAAACACCTTTATTCACCACCTAGAAATGGGCCGCCTTTATAAGCGAAAAAGAGATAAGGGGAAAATATGGGAGAAGCTGAAGCCTTCCCCTCCCAAGTTTACAGAGGCGCAGATCTTGAAGCTAGCCAAAGAGCAGCCGGAGGTATATGAAGAACTAATCAGGCGTGCCGATCATATGATGGATGCGTTACGCGCACAGATAGCAGAGGTTCGACGACTTAAGCCGCTACTGGCAGAACGTGGCATTCTTGCAAAAAGCAAGCTGCCGGAGGACATTGATGATATCATGGGAGCCCAATTCAGTCCGGGGGACTATTTGAGGGCGCAGAGATCCGGTGTAGAAATGGCCGACAGCCTTTCCGGTGTGGAATTGCTTGGTGCGGTAGAGGCGGCCGGGGATATGACTGGCACTATGCCGGGCTTAGGCGAAGCAGCCGGGGCGATCTCGCCAACCCTCGGAGCAATTATAGAACCCTTACTATGGTACAAGGGCGCAAAGGCTGGAACTAAACTCCTTCAGGCAAAGGGGGTTCTGCAAAAGCCAGCCGTTAGGGCCAGGCGTAAGTCAATAAACGATGAAGTAGCCGAGAATGAAGAAGTAAGGGCCGCCCAGGGAGCGCTATCAGAGGCTGAGAAAATGGGCGTCAATGAAAAAATGGATGAGCTAGTCCGGGGTGTTCGCCATGCGAGTGAGGTACCGCCAGAGAAACTAGAGTTTGCGAGGATGGCCCAGAGGGAACTGGACCTAGCGCGTCAAAGACTAAAAGACCAGCCCGCGCTCGGAAAAGAAATTGTAGAAGAGGCAGAGGCAAAGCTCAAAACCGCCGAGGCCGAGCTTGATGCGGCCGTTGTTGACAGGGCTAAACTGGACGAGGCGATAAGGCTCCGTGACGCCCTTAAAGAACAAGTTACGGCGGCCGAGGCCACAAGGCTCGCCAAGGAAGCGGATTACCTGTTTGGCACAACAACCGCCGGACCAGGAAAGAAAGGCCGCAAGGGCCTGATTGAGGATGCATTAGCAAGGGGGATGACTACCGGCGGATACTATGCTGGGATGAAGATGGCAGGCGGCGGCAGCTTCCGCCGGGCAATCGCTGGCCGCTTTGGTGCTGGCCTGATTAGAAGGGGATACGATGCGGTTACGGGTGGCGGGCTTGGTAAGTCTGTTACAACGGCCTACGGTAAAACCCAGTCTAGGCTGGCCAGCGGTGTCCAGGGGTTCCTTGGCCTTACGAAGAAGGCCCAGCCATATGCGGCCGTAGGTGTTCTTTCTACTCTGGATAACATGTCTTTTGGTGACGTTGATTTTAAAGGAACCAAGTATGAAGAATAGGCCACACCGCAAACTAACCAAGTTACAAAAAGCCTACTTTAGGCGTGCGGCCGAGCTTGATGCGTCAATGGCAGACCCGCAGGGCACAATGGATCGGCTTTCCGATGCTACGCGAAACCTTCGCACGCTGGATCATAATATCGGGAATGCCGTCGCAGAGGAGCACTTCAACCGACTTATGTTGATTCACAAGAAACTGCCAAAAGGCCCACCTATGGGCTACCTGGGTTCAGAATACGATGAGTACATACCGTCAGACCATGCTATCGCGAAGTTCGCGAGGTATGCGGGGGCAGCCTGGAACCCGATGAGCGTCCTTGACTCCATGAACCGTGGAAGGCTTACTAAAGAGGAAGCGGAGGCGCTGAGAGATACATCCCCTGAGATCTATATGCGGATACAGGAACGATTCATAGAAGAGCTACCCAAGACAGAGGGCCGACTCCCATTTAACAAGATAGTACAGCTTTCGATCCTGTTCGATATGCCAGCGGATTCGGTGATGAGTCCCGAGGCCATGCGGGAAAGGCAGAAGGTATTTATGGCCGCACAGGAAGAGAAAAAAGCGAATCTTAGCAATGTAAAGCAGACCGCCGAAAACCAAATAACACAGTCCCAGAGATTACAGAAATAGAGGAAAAGGAAATGCCAACAACACAGCAAAATCTGACAGTATTTAGCGGCGTGACGGCGGCAACGGCCGCACCGACAGCCGCAACCGATGGGGTAGACCTTAAACTGATGAGATACCCAAACGAAGTGGTGTGTCTAATTCACAATACGGCAGGGAGTGGCTCTCTTGGTGTCACCTGCAAGGTGTGGGGCTACCATCAGGCAACCTCGAAGTGGTATGTGCTTGGCACAGACGCCACCGCCGGAAATCGCGGGGTCTTAAACGAGTCCTCTGAAATAACCTCAATCAGCGCCGGGGTCATAGCTCACGCGGAAATAATTACGGGGCTAAGAGGCTTCTCACGGCTAGACATCGAGGTTACTGCCAAAACAGGCAGTCCCACTTTAACCTGTGTAATCGCAACTCGCGACTTGGGGAATAGATAGCCATGGCTGCGGGCGGTTTTTTACAGTCAACAAAGGGCGGCTTTGTTTCCACAGGCGGCGGTGGGGGCTCTGCCCTTTCGGTCAGCGAAGAGGGAAGCGAACTTACTGCGGGCGCGGTATCCATCAACGTCGTTGGTGCAGCACTAACGGCTACCACGTCAGGAAACGACATCACAATTACCCAAGGGACGTGGGGCACAAGCAGCGTAATTGGTGGCGCTACCATGACTCTTGGCAGTGACGCCGATGGCGATGTCTATTATCGTTCAAGCAATGTCTTGACGAGACTCGCTAAAGGTGCGGCTGGTGAAGTTCTAAAAATGAACTCCGGGGCAACGGCACCAGAGTGGGGCTCTGCCGGTGGTGGACAGACGACCGGAAACACCGCCCTTACATCGGCGGTTTCAATTACGGCAGACCTTAGCGCAGGAAACATTTTCCACCTTACGGCAGGGCATAACTTCACGCTTGCTTTCTCTAATGCGACGCTAGGCCACCAGTGGTGGTTTATCATCACTCAAGACGGTACCGGAGGGAGAACAGCGACATGGCCCGCAACTTTTCATTTTGCGGGTGGAGCGAATCCAGCTCTTAGCACAAGCGCCGCAGCGAAGGATGTTGTTCATGTTGTATGCGCAAACGCAACAGGAGGCAGCGAAGAATTTATTTGCTCGATTGGCTACGGCTTAGGGTAAGGGAGGTTTTACTATGACGATGTTTCACGCAGGATTGCCAGACGGTTCGATTTCAACTGATTACGTGACAACGAGTCAGCACAAATACTTGCGGGTTGATCACGCGACCAGCAACGGGTTGAACGACGCTAGCACGACGGCGATGACGTGGAGCTATCACTTCAAACCACACCCAACAACTGCGCTAAATACTTGGACCCTGCAAATTAGCAAGGGGTCTGGATACGCTATATACTGGTACACTAGCGGCACGGAGCAGAGAATCTACACGTACTTTTATTGCGACGGTCATGCATTCGGGACGCATGGATACTGGTATAGCACTACAGGGATGCAGTGGAATCCGGGCGGGTGGCATCATATCGCTATCTCCTGGGACCTTTCGGAGACGGCGCTCGCCGATGAGCTGAAATGTGTAGTGGATGGTGTACTACTAAGCAACGCTACAGCCACAGGTGCGGCGGGGTCGGGTAATATCAAGGTTGATACCGGAAACGGTTTCTGTATCGGGGGGCATGACTCCGGTAGCAATACTTACCCCCACGATGCCGAGTATAGACACGTCGCGGTCTACAAGGGCGTTCTCAGTACCGACAGAATGAAGGAGCTTGCCACTGTACACCCTTACCCCGGCGAGGAAGGGCTACAAAGTTATTGGCCCTTGACTACCGATTTCAAAGACTATGCAGGAAGGCACAACAACGACTTAGAACCGAAATATTCCGGGTATGTCCCGACGATAAACAAGGGCCTAAAGCCTCCGGCAGAGCGTTCTTTATTCGTATCAGAGTCAACAAATTTTACGAGCGGAACAGGGGTTCCCGGTATCAATGCAGCGCGCCATGCCGATGACTCTGCTTTCGAGTTTGGGAGTGGCGATTTCACTATTGAACTGTGGTGGTGCAACGGGCAAATGGACAGCAACTTTAATCAGGTTCTCTGTAAGTTTGCATCTTCGGACATGGCTTTTGGGATTCGTGATTACACGTACTCGTACGGTCGTTATTGGCGTGTTGGTGTCTCCTCAGACGGGACGTTTGCGGGAAGTAATCACAGTTTCAAGTACCAGTACTGGAGTTCCACGGTGACAAACAACGTCACTTCAGCAACCACCCTAAGACCGGAGTCAAGCGTTTGGACGCATTTCGCTTGGGTGTATGACGTGTCGCAATCGACCGTTAAGGCACAGCACGCTTTTTATATGGACGGCGTTCTACTAACGACGGCCAGCGGAAATGTTAGCTACGAGCACGGTGGTCTTGGCGCGGTCCAGTCCTCGGTCAATGACAATTCGGCGCAATTCACTATCGGCAATTTTGACACATCGACAGATAGCGCTACCTATCAGTTTGACGGGCGTCTTTGTGAGATCCGACTATGGAACACCGCAAGAACTGCGGGGGAGATATCGGGCAACTACAACAAGGACATCGACCCCGGCAGTACTGGCCTGGTCGCCTACTATAAGGGTGACTCGATAATTGACGGAGGCGTTAAGAAAATTAAAGACCACACTAGCAACGCAAACCATTTAACAAGGGACGGGGATGGCGTGAGGTTTTCCGCGCACCACCCATTCCACAACGATTAGGTGTCTTACAATGGAACTACGCAAACCGACAGA